ACGGAACAATTGTTCCACCTGATCATTGGAATTTGTAATATTTTTTTGAGAAAATTCCGGTGTTTTGTTGTAAACGTCCACGGGAACGTCCAGTGCCACAATATCATCGGTGTAGAGGGTTGTATTGTGTCGGGTGGATTGGTTGTTTCCCAAAACACCCAGAATATCGGGAATCGTTTTAAAATATTTTTTATCTTTTGACAATTCCAATGTTTGAGCAGCAAGAGGGCCATTGAGGAGATGTCTCACATAGTAATCAATATCCCATGTCTCCAAATCCTTTCCCTCTTCATCCAACTTGTTGATGAATTTCTCCAATTGGTTTAAACCCAATTCATAAATCTTCTTGAACTCAATCATGAATTCAATCTCTTTCTCGGTGAATTGATCCCCCAGATTTTGGATTTGCTCCAAATCTTCCTTGGAAAAACATAATCCGCGAAGAACATCAATATTCGATCTCATATTTATTACTCAGCGTCAGGGGTTATTTTGGTGTTTGGTCCGCTATAAGTCTTACAGCATGAGAATTCATTCGTGTAACCGTCTCCTAGAAAAATATGTCTCAATTCGTGAACAAACCATCTACCAAGCAGCTTTTCATCGCTCTTCTGCTTGCCTTCTCCCACCTTGACAATATCAATGAATTTACCTCCTACTCTGTTGGCGGAACCAAGATTGGCAAAGATAGCTCTCAAATTATAAAATGTCAAGGTATTGATCATTTCAGCTTCCACCATCTTCTCCGAATCCTCCACGGGATAGGGGGAACGAAAGTGTCGGAATTTCTGTTTTGTATTTTTATTTTTAACGACGAATGGTTTGGGTTCTCCTCCAATCGCCTTGAAAGATTTTACGAATTTCTTCTCCCATTGCTTTTCAATGTCTTCCAGCTTCTTGATTCTCGTCTTGTGAATACCTAGAATTGGATCATATCCATAGACCACTGTATTGATAAAGAAATCGTTGTTGATCCCATACATGGGAGTGGAATAACCAATGTTCTTGATACCGTTGTTATACTCACTAACCTCGGCATCAGGAGGGGGGTTGTTATCGTTGGATGTATCCCCCACATCGGCAAAATCAGACAGGGTGAATGCTTCCATCACCTCATCCTTGTTCTTCTCAAATATTTTGGAGAGCAACCGAAGCTGATATTTACCCTTTTCCTCATCAAAATGGATGAATCCCTTCACATACATATCCCCATCTTTGGCATAGTAATGTTTCAGAAGATAATTCATCAAATCCATATATCGGAATGTGAGGGGAGGATGATATGTCAGTGTGAAATCGCCGCTCTGCCATTCATCATTGTCCACCATATCTTCCCCAAGCAGTTCCTTAAAAATATCCTTTAGAATATCCCCCGCTTTTCCAGAGCAGATTTTACCATATGGGATAGTATCCATGAATGGTAAAGCATCTTTATGCATCATAGATAACTTCTTAATGTTCTCGGAACGGACTTCGGGATTTCCAAAATTCTCCTCGGAAAATAAAATAAAATCGTATTTCAATTTATCCTTTGGTTTATCTTCAGGAAAGATTTCTATGGAAAACACATCCCTACCATCCCCTCTGAGAAGATACTTATCTTCCACCAGATCATAAGGATTAGCAATTGCCACCGATCCAACCAGAAATGGATTGAAAAAATTATCCGTGATCGTCAGACCACGCAGGGCAGACTTTGTGAATTTGACTTCCTGCCCATCAGGATTTTTGAGCTTGAATTCGCAGTCATAATTGACATCATTTATTTTATAAATATCTCCCATCAGAAATGCCTCCCCCCAAATATAGTATTCTGGGTGATATCAAGATAAAGCAGGGTTCTCAATTCGGTCTTGAGAACCTTCAATTGTGTTCCTCCTTCCACCCAGAAAGGGACTCCCGTGAATTTATCCTTATTAAGAAGATATATAATCCACCAAGAGCGAATGTCACCATAAACATTGAAAGATACCGTTGTAAGGGGTTGTCGAATCTGGACATTGTGGAACTCAATTACGCTAGAATCCAATTCCGGTATTTCAATCTTCTTGAGAATGTTATAATACGGGAATTCCTTCCCATTTGTGGAATCGTAATAGACCTTGAATATCCTCTCATAGCTTTTGATATCCAAAGCTGATAAGGAGGGAATCTGGTTCTGGTATTTTCCGATGTTACTCATATTTATTCTTCTTCTGAAATTTTATCCATGAAGTTGGAGACTTCGGTTGTGAGAGAGGTGAATGTCATGGAGATAAGATACCCCTCTGGTATGAGTTCATTGCCGTGCATTTGTCTAGCTCCTAGAAGCTGCACTGAAAAACTACTACAACTAGCCCATTTTATATATCTAATACCGGGAATCCTGATTTCATAAATCCTTGGTGGTTCCATTACAAGACCATTTCTACGAAATGGGCGATTGATTCTTGTAAGCTTGTTGACTAAATTTATATTTTTCTGCACACCATCAGCATTGAGTGTATTCGACAAGACAAACGATACCTCCAATCCTGCATCATTTTGGGAATATTGATATAATTTCGGAGTTTCAACATATGAACCCGGAGCAGTTGACATATTTTTGGTTGCCGTATCTACGAATGAACCTAACGAATCAGCTTTTGCTATATTATCAGCCAATTTACCAAAATTTTCTGATACATTATATGTTTTAATTTCTCCAAATAACTTAGCAGCTTCTCCAAACGCGGAATCAACCGATCCCAAGAAAGCTGATTGGAAAGTGTCACCATATTCATTACTGAATGAGCGAACGGCATCTCCTAAAAATGGAAATATAAAGGTATCATCTGGATCAGATATGTTTCCATATAATTTATTATAAAATTCATCAGGATTTACCGATGTCACAGAGTTGAGGTAACTTTTAATGCGATTTATAGATTCACTAGAATTGATCTTAAATGATTGCACACGAACCCTTGGAGCATTGTCTCTCAACACACTACCTCGTGGAATACTCGTCCAATCATAATCTCTAACCACATTAATGGATTTAGCCATGATATTACTTATGCGAGCGCATAAGCGGATGAACCATAATCACCGCGATTGGAATTCATTGGCATTGGGGATGATTTCTGACTAGAGGGAGGCTGAGAAATTGGAACAACGGTGTTGCTATTACTTCCCCCCATACTGGAATCCATTTTTTTCAGGATTTGGGCTGCAATACCCTTAATATCACCCATGATCTTGATCTGTGTCATACCAATATTACGCAAAAATTCCAAGGATTGTGAATTTCCAGATTGCACAACAGGTAATGCGTTTGGATTTGGTGTATCAGATACCACCGTTTTATCCTGTGTTTTTTGAGGAATTTTTACCGTTTTAATAGCATCAGATACCACCGTTTTATCCTGTGTTTTTTGAGGAATTTTTACCGTTTTAATAGCATCAGATACCACCGTTTTATCCTGTGTGGGGAGCGGTTTTGCTAGACCCGATTTTACCCTCTCCTCGCGGCTTCTGGGAGTCCCATCTGGGTTAAGGATGCCGCGTTTTATCAGCTCTTTTTGTTTCTTTGAAAATGCCTCTTCGCTTGCAGCAGCATCGCGCCGTGAAGCTCCAAGGGCAACTATTTCCGCTCCTGCCCCATATATGGTGCCGAATGGATTTTTCACACTTTCCACCACCCGTGTAGATGCATCTTTTTCTGCAAGACCTCGATATTTTTTGACTTGCTTATTATGAACTTCTACTGCGGCATTCTTTACTGCACTAGCCGCGTCACTAAGCGTTTGCTTTACATTATTGTAAAGCGTGGTAACACCTTTTACTAACAAATCACCCACTAAAGCTAGACTACTTGTAATTCCACTCCACATAGAAGAGGCAAACTTTTTTAATTTATCATATGCACTATTCAGTATACTTGTCTTGATGCTAGTATCCTCATCACTATCATCAAGAATACCGAACCATTCCAGAGGCTTTCTGAGAACCCATGGTAAGTTCTTCAACTTCTTTTTGATCCATGCTTTCAAACCGGAAAACCATCCCGTTTTCGGAGACAGGGATTTATCGGATTCTTTCTTATCCCCAAATCCTAATAGCATTTCAATACCCGTAACAATCGGACCAAGACCACCAAACGATAATAATGATGCACCAAATTGATAAAGACCACCCATGATGTCTCCGCTTTTGAAAGCGTTCCAAGACATCTCCATTCTCTTAAATCCACCAATGACAGGTAGCCAGAGGGCATTCTTCCATATCCAGTTGCCAATATTTTTGGTCATACTACCTAACAAGCTGCCTTTCTTAATATCTTTCGTATTGGTTTTTTTTTCATCACCAAATCCTAACAACATCTCAATACCAGTGACAATTGGACCAAGAGAAGTAAACGACAGCATTCCAAACGCAAATTGTTTTATGCTTTCCATTATATTACCACTTTTTAAAGCATCCCAAGACATCTCCATTCTCTTAAATCCACCAATGACAGGTAGCCAGAGGGCATTCTTCCATATCCATTTACCAATTCCTTTTGCCATATCTCCAAGCAAGTCCATCTTAGCTCCTTGTTGCTTGCCCGTAGCACCACCAGTTTTAACATCCAGAAATGCGTTGAGAACGTCCAAGCCTATGGACAAAGTTGTGCCAAGTCCGGGAGCCACTAAATCAAGTAATCCTGCCAAGCCGCTCAATACATCGATCACACCTCCAACAGTATCCCCACTGCTGAAACGAGATATGGCAAACCCGAATGAAATAATTGTTCCAATTAAAGGGATTCTTTTAAGAACCAACAACATCGGTTTTAAAAACTTCACCATTTTAGTCATTATACTACCACCCTTTACCATGCCCCCAAGAGCTTTGAAAGGGGCGGATATCATCCCTTTGAGAGATGAAATAAATCCGGTCATACCACTTGTGACCATTTTAACAATATCGTCAATAGATAATAGCCTTTTAATTAAATTACCTATGAAATTTTTTGGTATTAACTTTTCAAATAAGTTACCTATCAACTTATCAGGCATTAGCCCCCGTGCTATTTTGAGTATCATTTTAATTTGCCTTTCAACGATACCCAATCCTAATCTAGCAAGCATTTTCAAAGCACCCTTAAATGGTCCGTCTGTCATTAGTCCCGCAATTAACGCGCCGATACCCACCACTAAAGGTAAAAGAATTTTCCACCAAGATGATTTAGCATCAACTTTATCCCCCCCTTGTTGTATCTTCTCCCCTGTTTTACCCGTTACTTTCTGAATGGAAGTCTTGATCGCCTTATCAGGAGTCTTTTTCTTCTGATATTCAAAGAATGTCTTGGCAAACAGGGAAGCGATTTCCGTTGTTCTTTTGCGCTCATTGCTATTGAGCGTGGGTGTCACCCTTTTATTGGGATCAGAGGGATTATTACCCTGCAATACGTTCTTATCTTCCAGAGATTCCCCCTGTGGAACGCCAATGGTTTCATTGACCGTTTTCAGTAATCCAAGCAGTTCTTCCAATAAAGCGACATTCACTTTATTATTTAATCACCAATCAATTATCAAAGAAGGACACATCAATATCAAACGCCTTTTCCTCACCATTGATTGTCACTTTCAGATGGGATTGCTCATCCTCCTTGAAAGATTCAATATATTTGATGATTTCCTTATTGATTGATAGAGGTAGATTTTCCACGATTTTCACACGATCCTTTACAGGAGTATCGGCAAATACGATCTCATTTTCTCCGAATTTCACGGATTTGATAAATTTTACAATTTCAAAAGTGTAGATATTACCGATGTTCTTACCCGCATCCTTATCCCCATCCTTTTTCAGAATTTCAATGGCATAATTGATAACCTTATTCTCTTCCTTGAGAGTGGGGGTAGCCAGAACCACATCCACGGCACCATTGATCACCTTTTCCTTGGGGGATTTGATCTTGCGGGTGCTTTGGATGTTGCTTTCAATACTACCAACTTCGCCATCCAGCTTCAGATCATTACCAAGGCTTTCTCCCCGAATTTTGAGAATCAGAGGCAGCTTATCTTCAACTTTGAGGGTATCGGATTCCGTATTCTCAATAAGAATATCATTAAGGATTTTTTGGAACTTGAGAACACCCACCGTCCCATCGGCTACGGTGGCAATGATGTCTTTCTGTTGCTTGAAAGTGAGGGGAGAGCAATCCACTTCCTTTTTGGTAGAAGCTTGGTATGCCTTGAATTTGGTTGCCTTGAGTTCCTGAATACTATCAAGGAATTGTTGAACGTTGTTTTCCATGTGTTTATTTAAGATTAAAATTAATTATGGGCATAAACCGTAAAATCATCATAACAAATTAAAGTTAATCTAGGTTCTGTAGTATCTCCCATCTCACGCTCCGTATGAGGATTGAAATCTTTGATTTCTAAAGATTTTGTCCCATTTGCAGTATGAATGGTTACATCACTATCCATATCATATTTATTGAGCCTTTCAATCAAATCTCGTAATTTCATATTAACCATACTTACACTATCAATTTAAAAAATCAACCCAATTCTGGTGTTTTTTCCGAAGTATTTTCCTGATTGAGCTTATCGACAAAGTAATCAATGTCTCGCATGGTGGAATTCAGGAGTATATTACCGTCTATTTTAGCCGACAGGTGGTAGATGATATCTCTATAATAATCTTCCCCATACGGATGGCACAGACCCCTTAGAAGCTCAAGGGGAGCATGTCCCATGAAATTAATATTAATGTTTTTCAAGGATGAATTAGTAAAACGAATTGTTTTGGATTCATTTTTGAGAAGTGCATTGATCAGAGTATTGTATGTGGATGCGGGAAGCTGTTCAATCAAAGCTGCTTTATCCCCCACATTGGCAAAATCCAACACGGATTCCCCATATTTCACCTTTCGGATCGTCTCCGATATGGAGAAAATATCGTAATCCTTTTTAAACAGGGGAGGGACATCCAATTCAAATTCCAGATTATCGGTCTTGATGATCAGGGGTTCCTTATCGTAATTTTCCAATTCTTTTATAAAGTATGAAAGGGATACTTTCACGTTCTTCTCTTCCACGGTGAATCCCATGTCATAGGAGACATCACGTTCCCAACATGTTAAAACATTTAAAAATTTTTCATAAATGTTATCCCCTGAAAAGTTGTTGAGATAATCAATCAGGCAATCATCCCCATTTTCGGAGATTTCTTTAAGGTCTTTGAATTTGATTTTCATAGCTGAGAATAATTCTCACAAGCAAACGTCACACTCTTGATCGGATAATCAGTGTTGTCATAATCCATGGTGAATCCCTCCACAGCAACGGGGAATGCCCGTTTGAATTGGTATCCTTTTCGAAGCACCCCGTTATTGGTGTATTGTTTTACGGTGATGGTGGACTTGAGATTCACACCACGCTCCACCAGACCCTTGATACCAATGGCGATCTGCCAAGGACGAAAATACTCATGCTCCAAATCCTGTCTTGTTTCCAGAAAGTTGATGGAGAAGCTACGGGAGAGGAAATCGCTTCGGGATGACATGGCATAGCCGGGAAGGAATCCACCATAGGAATCTCCTGCCACCATGGGAGTGAAATTGGATGATTCTTGGGGGATGGTAACAGCTTGGGCTGGAAGTATTGTTCCGTTCCTAGTCATGGCATTGGGAGCGATCTTGGCTTTCCAATTCTCCCCAGCATCCGATAGAACGCTATTGATTGCTGATTCCGTAACACCATCTATGGATACCGTCCAAAGAACTGGTATAGATAGACAGTATTTGGCTTCTCCTGAGAACGCCTGAAGGAAATCGTTGATTTGAGGACCAGCCATGAAGATACTTAATCGGGGAGATT